CTTTTTCATGACACATTGACGGCGATCCACAACAATCAATGTATTCCGGGTAATTGTCCCCGTTGTCGTCCATAAGAAAACCAATTAATCGTTCCTTGTAAAATTGCGCGTCCTTTAACAATTGATCGCGGAAAACGTATGTATTTTGACGGTCATTCGCTTGAATGTTTTCATCTGAAACACGACCTACCGATTTGTTTGTCAACTTTTCATTCAACAATAAACAACAACGGTAATCAACATACGCAACCAAACAAGGTACAACATAATCATTCATCAAAGTTAAATAATTCGGCGTCCATGAATTCGTTTGAACGCGTTGCAACAATGCTTTGTACAAAGGTGTCCCCAACGCTGGTTGAACATTGATGTCTTGACTTCGACGAATCGCAACCGCAAGAATTTTCGTGTCGGTGTTTTGGTGAATCAACCCTAATTTTTTAAGGTTTTCAACTGATAAAAGATAGTTCATGTTTTATTTATTGTGCAATTACTAATTGTTGAACCCATTCGTGACGGCAAAACGGCGTTGTTATTTTTGTAACTGGATTCGTGTATGCCCCGCCCCGGTAACGCCAAACGTCACGGTCAACACGAACGGAAATGTTGTCGATATCTTGACGCGAATAACTTCGATTCAATTCGATTAATTTAACACAAAACGCCCTTGATTGCGTCTTGACCGCTGGAACATCCGGACGGGTTTGATATGTATATCTAACCTCAAACCTCGACATCGGAATATCAAGGTTGTCAATAACCGACTTTCCCAGCGTGTTAACTTCGCCTCCCTTCGAAATCAAATCAAGTTCACGAATCAATTGAATTCGTTTCGCGATTTCTTCAACCGACGTGTTCAACGCCTTCGCGATTGCGTCGCTTGATTCCCCGTCGCTTAATAGTTTTAAAACGTCTTTATCGCCTCCGGTCAACTTGGCGGAAATTTCGCCAACTCGGTCAAACAATTGTTGACTTCGTGCGAAAACGTCCGCGCTTGGCGTGTCCCATTCAATCGGTTCGGAATGCAAAACAATGTAATTGTCATTCGATTCGCCGAATTCCGCGAAAACTTTTATTTCATCGTCGCTAAATTCGTGACGGTCGCATGATTGAACAATCGGTGTTTGTTGAACCGCTGGGATTCCAACGATTCGACGCGCGGTTATTTCGCTAATTGTTGGGAATGATGCTACCAATATGTTCAACGCGCTTTCCGGCGTTAAAATACCTTCTTTTATTTTCGCAACAACATCAATTAACGACGCAATTTGCGACCCATTTAAAGCGGATTTTGCCACGTCAAGCGTTTCCGTTGCTGGTTGCCCTTCAACGGTTTGAACGGGTTCATCTTTTGGTAATGGTTGAACGTCTTTCAATTTTACTTTGCCAGCGTAACCGCTTAATTCAAGCATAAAATTCAACAACCATTCAATTCGCCTTTGTTTTGTTTCGACGTAGGTTGCCTTAAAAATGTTAAATAAATCGTCCGATTCTGCCGAATTAAACGATCCCTCGATTCGCACCCCAAATAATTGCGGGGACGTAATTGCGTGCGCGACAAGGATGTTTTGTTGAACGCTTTTTTCGGTTGCCAAATAACGCTGGTCAAGATTGTTTCCATTCAATGATAAAATGGTCGGCGCTTCATCTTTGCCGTTGCTGAATGTTAGGATTATTTCGCCCGCGTCCTCGACTGATTGCGAGCGCCCTTTGACATCCGATTTCAATCGATTCAATTCCTCGGTTGTTTCCGGGTAACCGCTTGGGAAATTTATCAACGTACCGGATTTGAACCCGTTTTGCAATTCGTACATGTGGAATTTGGAAATGTCCACGTCGGTTTGAATCGCCGTAATTCCGCCATAATAGGACGGTTTTGGGTATACGCCCAATTCCTTGCGTCCTTTCAAATGGGGTTCCTTGTAATAAAGAATAAATGAACCCGTTCGATTGTCTTTGTCGAACGCTGGTAAAATACGCAAATTAGTTTTTTCGGGGGATTGATTCAAAGCGGTCCAGTCGTCGGAAATATAATACGTCCTTTCATCAACGGACGCGCGAATCATGTCAATCGGAATATGTTCCCACATGACAACCTTTGTTTGTTCTTTATTCCAAGTCCCTTTAACGGCAAAACCTCCGAACAATTCCCCGTCGAACGCCAGCCGTTCGGAAATTTCGTTCATGTCAAAGTCCGACCATTTATTGTCGATGAATGGTTGAACCATTCCGGTCACGATTTGAACACCCCCGCCAGCAATGTAATGCGTTTTGTTCTTGATTATTCCTTGGTGATATGCCGAACCGTTGTAAAGGTCCGCCAAAAAAAACGGGTAATCATTCTTTTTTCCCCATTTCACGAATCCAAGTGAACGGTCCTTTTCTTCGTCCGGTTTTTGGAAATCTTTTCGAAATGAAATGGAGGTTAATTTATTATTCATATATGTTAAAATAAATCGGTGAATCGTATTCGTAACTTGGCGAATCCGCCTCGATGACGTGCGCGCGTCCCGTTTCAACCAACCCTTGAGAATTCACGGGGTCAAGGTTGCCCGGTGACGATTGTTGATAAATGTTATAAATGTAATATCCTTCGTAAATGAAATTTACATTCACGCCATCAATCAAAACGAATTCGTCGAACCTTGGAATTCCTTGTGAAATGTTATTCAAAACGCACGTTTGAACGTCAAACGATTGTTCATGAATAAATTCAAATAGATAGTTCGGATTCGGGATCGTTGTTAATTCCGTCACCGTCACGATCAACGGTGTCGTTCCGTTTTTTTGTATTTTTTGCATTCTCTTTTTTAACAAGGTTTGGTTTCTCAAATTCGAAAATGTCAATGATCCCCATCGACAAATAATCGTCGCCTTTTCCAGCTTCGATTTTGACGTACCTTTGTAGATTTGGCGCCCAAACACGGCAACCTATCATTTCGCTTTTTATCTTCATAAATCAAATGTATAAAAAAAAAGGGACGGGACAACGCCCATCCCCTAATTTTAGTTAGTTCAACGATTAAATTGACGGTGATTGTTGCGCCAATAAGTTATTGTAAAGATTCGAATTCACATCTGGAACCTCGTCGTTTTCCATTCCTCGTAAAACAATAACGTGTCCTTTACGGTCGCTCTTAAGAACTCCGGACGTGTATTCGTTCGCGTCGGCAACTTGCAATCCTTCGCCTAATCCAAGCGCTACAATTGTTCCGTCGGCATTTTCAACCAAACAAACACATTCGTTTTGTGCTAATAAATGAATTTCACTTCGCAATTCTTTTGAATCGGACGCAAGAATCATGGACAATTCGTGTTCGTACCATAACGTTCCGTTGTTTTTGTCAACGCGAACTGGCGCCGTGTAGCTTGATAAGTTTGACTTTAACTTGTAAAGAAATGTTTCGCCAGTTACGGTCAAAGATGTTAGTTCATTTGCAGTGGAAACAATCGCTCCGGATGTTGCACCCAAAGGGAACAACAAAACGCTTTTGATTCCGCCTTTTCCGTTGGTACACGTTCTATCGTTGTACCCCGTGGTCATGTTACAAGACATTGATTTTTATTTTTTAATGTTTAAAATAGGGGCGCCGAAACGCCCCGTTAATTACGATATTTGTTCGAATGTTCCAACTTGGTTCAAGAAAGGAACTTGAACGCCAGCGCGGAATTTAGAACGTAAATAAATTACATCGTCATCGAAGCTATACCACAAATCATAAGATTCGAAATCGCTTGACAAGTCGGTTCCGAAATAGAAATGTGACGCGCGACCGGTGTATATTTTGGTCGTTCCATTCAACCCGTTCAATTTTACAACTCGCATGTTTGTTCCCGGTAAAAGGATTTCATTCATGTTTCCGATTTGTGTCGGATTAAAATGGTACAAGTTATCGTCAACAAGATTTTTCAATAAATAGTTGAAATTGCTTCGCGATGTGAAACATATGAAATCTTGACCCTCCGCAACGTTTGCCGGGGTGTTGAGGAACGCCTCGTAAAAAATGTCAAAGGCGTTTGTTGCATCAATTGTCACCGCACCGAATGTAGTATTCAAGTCAACACAACCATTCGCAACGGTTAGGAATTGATTGAATCCATTCATGAACGCTAAGTTTCCAGAACCAGTCGCTTTATTACCTTGCCAAATTAATTTCTCAAGTTCGAATGCGTGTAACTCTAATAAGTAATTGATTAGAACTTGTTCGAATGGTAACGTTTTGTCCTCAGCCATTGCACCCGGTCGCAATGCTAATTGCGTCCAAAAACCGGCAAGGTCTTTTTGACAAAATCTTTTCAAATAACCGATTGTTTCAACGGAAATTTGACGATCGGTGAAAATTGTGTCCCCACTTGGTGACATGGAACAATCGCCAGTTTGGTAAACGATTGAATCGTTTAACAATTTTAGGTCCTCGGTTCCTTTGATTCCTTGTTGAATAGCAATGTACGAAAGCGTTTGCGCTTCAGTTACGGAACGGTGAATTAGGTCTTCGCGTTGGTCATCAACGTAAGGGGCTAACCCGTTTACATCATAATCGAAAT